ATAGAATCTATTCCTTTATTTAGATTAAAAGTTTTGGCAACAATATTCTTAGATTCCTGAATTGTTTTTTTATTTGAAACAGAATCTATCAATCTATCCATATAGCGTTTTTTATACCTTTCCTTTTTTTCAGTATAGTCCTTTTTTAAATGCTCTTTACGCTCAGTTAATATGTTTAAAGCTGTTTCAATACTCTCATTAGTTGTCTTAGGTTCTTGTGTCTCTGTACCTGTTGGCTCTGGCCCAGGTTCGCCACCTGCATCATCACCAGCGTCTTCTCCACCGTTTGGTTCATTACCGCCAAATTCACCACCTTCGCCATCTTCAGCACCTTTATCATCCTCACCATCTTCTGAGAAGTCAAGATCTTCCCCGCCTAAACCTCCGCCTCCAAAGCCACCGCCTAAACCACCAGACCCACCACCTTCAGCACCTTCCTCTCCTTCTGCTGAACCTCCACCCCCTTTAAGAGCTAAATCATAATCCCCATAAATCCTATCAACAGTATCGAACATACCTGTATGTTTAATAATTTTTGATGTATTTTCCAATTCAGCAGCAGCTGCCTTCTCCATTCTTTGTTCTAGTAAATCTTGTTTAATTTCATCATCAGACCATCCAAATATTTCTCTTTTAGCCCTAGTCATAGATGTTGCTCCAAATCCATTTCCTGCATCTGAAACAGTATCCTTATATAACGTAACTTTAACCTGTTGATGCTCTGTTTTAAGCATTTCAGCCTGAGTTGACGGATTATTTAATGTAAGTGTAAAGTTATCTAAATCGTCTTCAAAACCAAGTAAAAATAAATGGATTATAACTATTTTGTTTAATTCCTGTAGCATTGACTGCTGAACCCTATTAACTGTTCTAGAAAATCTAATATCTTGTAAAGCCAAATTTTTACCATCACCTGTTGCTTCATCATAACCTAAGAAGGGCTTAGGAACCCTTAATGCCGTAAATAATTGGCTCTGAAGATAATTTATATCTGCTATATCATTAAGATTAGCTGCGCCTGGTAGTGTATCAATAGGGTTTGGTGCATTTTCTGTCCTTACAGGAACAAATATATCTTGATCATTAGATAGCTGATTGTATCTTAGGTCCAATTGGCCTGTTTGAGGATCGACCACTGAAGTTCTTTTAAATTTATTAGCAATTGAATCTACATAAGCGGGTACATCATTGGCATCTATATTACCGACATATATTTTAAATACTCTTCTTTCTGGGGCACGAGTAACACGATACACAAGCATAGAGTCTTCGGAGAGAATAATTTGTTTCCATATCCTTCGAGCTTTTTCCAGTAAACTAGTACCATAGGGTAATCTTCTGTCATCACCTAAAAGTCTGAAATGAGCTATTTGAAGCGAGTTGAACTCAATATCATTGGTTCTCCAATAAAATTTAACCTTATTCGACTGAGTTAAATTTGTAGCACCTTGTCCATTCATGATGCTATCGTACAAACCTCCCTCTCTTCTCTCCATCTCATACGTTGGAAGTTGTTTGGCAGCAGTAACACCCTGCTTCGCATCCAATTTTAATAATAAAAAATTATCTCCATATTTACATACTGCTCTAGTCCACATAGGAAGAGAAGTATGTATATCAAGTCTATTGTATAATAAATCTTCAATAATACCTTTAATTCTTTTACTATCAGAATAAACATTTATCATTCTACCATTAGCATTGAGCGTACAGCTTTCTTCAGCCATAATATCCAGAGCCGCACCAATTAAAGGGTAATACTCCATTGATTCGAAATCAGCATAAGAGCCAATTCTTGTTGTCTCATAATTGATAGATTGTTGTACTAGTCCATTTTCTACCTTTTTCCATACATTGTTCAAGTATTTATTCTGTTGCGCTTCTAACTTTGCACTCTCAAAATCCTTTTTGCTATTAGTCTTTAATATTTCATTATTTTTTAAACTAAACTTTTGAGATTTTATCTCGCCCTTAGCGTCAGCTGTTAGTACATTTGTTAATTTCTGAAATATGGTTGGTTTGTTTGCCATTTAATTTTATTTAATTATAATAATTCTTTGTTTAAAGTACATTCATTATTTTGTTCCGCTAAATAGCCAGAGATATTTTCCCGTTGGATCTTGCATGTTTCTAGCAGTGAAAGGGCTAAAATTTGGTTTTGGCTGTGCTACTTTATTTTTATTATTTTTTGCAACAAAGCCAGTACCCTTATCCAAGTCATTATCAAGTGGCACTTCTTTTATACTTATACCTGTCCAGGCCTGTAGCATTGCCTTTGTTTGCTCCTTAGCCTTCTCTAAATTTTTAAATGAGTGTTCATAAACCCATAAAATCATTGCTAATCCAAAAAGACAATCATCATGAAAACCAGTCATATGGTCAGCACGACCATTTTTAAATATAAAGGTTTTCATTTCAGTTGTTGCTCTTATTGATCTTACTTTGAGTACATTATTTCTAATTTTTTCCTCGAAATTAGAAATCAGTGGCGTACGAATACCGTTGATCGTTAAACCAGGTACTTTATTGTCTTTTTTATGGTTATATATCGCACTTTGTTCGTTAGCGAATATTTTACCGTTCGGCGTATCATAATGCAGTCTCTTGTATCCAAGTTCAATTAATTTAAGAATGGTAGTAACGCCAATACCGCCTGTTATATCAACAACTGCATAAGCTGAATATATGTCACCCCACGTTTTTACCAACTTACCTAATTCATCTGGTGGCATTTTACCTTTAAATTCGAATACTTGCTCCATTAATGTAATATCTACAATTTCGATTGTTGAGTCATCGTTTCCATCTCCACGTGAAACATCCGAACCAAGTATGTATTCATGCCCTGGCACAGGATCGGCCCATTGCCAAAATTCACTTTCGGGACCCCATACACGGACAGGATTTTTTACATTGTGTAATTCTTGAAACTCAATATCGGTCTCTGAAATAACATTGCCGCCTGATCCTATGAATGATACATCTAATTCTTGAGCAATCATTCTGCTATCATTATTTAGCGAACGGCACATTTCCTCATACCACGGAGATGTAGGCTTGTAGCCTTCAAGTATTTTGGCCTCAAACGAAGTAAATGTAAATTCAGTCTCTATAATTTCTTCAACTTTATCAACTTCTACGTCGTCAACAATTTCTTTATATTTTTTTACCCACTTAAGGTTCTTATTATAACGTAAATCCTGATACCACTTCATTTCTATGACATTGAAGTCGTTTTCTTTCTTCTTTGCTTTATTGTATGTAGTATAATAAAGCTCATCCATACCATTTGGTGTAGAAATTAATATAGTTTTACCACCAGATCCGAGTGATGTTTGTGCCGCACCAAACACTTCTTTTCCGTTATCAATATAAGCAGCCTCATCCATAATAAGGTATGTAGGAGTGAATCCTCTAAGAGCGTCCTTAGATGTTGCAACAGCTTTAACTCTGCTCCTGTTTGGTAAACCAATTTCTTTTTGAGAGTCTTTTCCCGTAAAAATAGATTTCTTAATATCAGTAGTAAATTCAGTTCCCCAGAACCATCTAGGTAATTGGGTGAGAAAATCCTTAATCTTTGAAAGAAACTCTATTGCAAGTTCCTGTTTATTTGCAATAATTAAAATAGACTCTGGGTTATCAACATCTGCTAAAGCAATGGTTATAGCCATAAATGCAGCTGTTGTTGTTGAAACGCCAGCTTGCCTTGGTTTGGTGACTATATTTCTTCTATGTTTAGTGTACGCCTCAATTATCTCTTTTTGCTTAGGGAATAATTTAAATTGTACAATACTTTCCTGTGTTTTATCAAAGGTTTCTAGATATGTTTCTATGGCATATACTGGATCAACCAGACACTTGGCATATTCTTCCAATATTTCTTTCCTTGTTAGCATATAAGATAAATATATCTAACCTAAAGAAAGGAACTTATCTATTAGTTATGTGGTTTAATAGTATTTATCCAAATAGATTTGGCTATATTAACCTTATTAATCAAACCCCATTTATTTAACACCTGAAGATTAATTTTTCTATACTTATAAGCTAATTCTAATTTTCTGATAATATCTTCGGTTGAGGTTGTTGATGTCGTGGTATAAAGGCTCGATAGCCAATTTATTTCTTCCGATCCAACAATAGGTATATTATTTGCTGCAAAATCAGCGGCAACAATATTAAATGTTTCATTGAAGGAAACTTGAAGACCCAAGTCCATGCTCCTGATTACCTCTATAAAATCATCATGACTTAACCAAGGATGTTCTATGAGCTTATGTTTGTTCTGGTTTTCAAATAATCCTCGTATATTTTTAATAACACCACTTCCTCGTTCGACTCTCTCTGAATTTATGTGAAAATGAATAGGCTTATTCACTCTATCCCCGAAATGAATTGCGGCAACAGCTTGTATTAATTGGTTCTTCATCGGTCTAATTGCACCAAAGCAACCAATATCTATATGGGATCTATTATGCGCTCCTATGAACGGTGTATTTTTTACTGGATAGTAGTTAGGTAGATAAATCAAGTTTTTTATGCCCACACCCTTTAAATCGTAATACATTTTAATTGTGTTAGGGGCTACTATTATCTTATGTTTATGAGATAATTTAGAATATTCGAATGTCCAATAAAAGGCGCTACCCTCATTTGCAATAAAAGGTATTTCGGAATGAAGTCTGATTATCCAGGTTACGTCTGGATGAAGTTTAGTTAAAACCTCGAATTTTTCTGGTATCACCCAGAGAGCCTCAATTACTACTAATTTAGGCTTGTATTTCGTTACTTCTCTATCAATACAATTATTGTCAATAACATGAACCACATTTGAATTAATGCCATGTTCATTAAGCATTTGATTAACAAAATTAGCGCTGTTGTTTAATCCAGACTCAATATTTTTTGAAGTCTGGTCATAACCATATATATGCTTCCTTTTAAGAAGGAAGAGGACAGAAGAGTTGAACATATTTACAAGGGGTTTAATATAAATATTAAGCCCTTTTTAAATAGGTATTAATTGTTGGTAAGTTTTAAAAATAAAAAAGGCACTTTCGTGCCTTTTTTAAAAAATTTTAAATTTATTTTAAAATAATCCCTTTAGCTCGTCCCAATCAAATCCGTCTTCATCCTCATCATCTTCTATTGAACCTTTTAATTCATCCCAACTAAAACCAACATCTGTGGATACATCTTTATCAGTTTCATTTTTTTCAAACATTTCGTCTAATTCGTCGGATTGCATATCGCTTTTAATTACGTTTACCAAATCTTTGATTATTTTTTTTCCTGTCTTGGTTCCAGCCATAATCTCTTTCATTTGCCTATTAAATTCTCTCACAGGAAGTGAAATTAAATCACTGTAAATATGATGTTTAAGCTTAAAATCATCTGGTTCAATCATATCTGTGAATCTACTCCATAGAGCGGGACCAATACGCATATCACTAAGTTCGGCGTTTAAAAAATCAGCTTTGTTTATTACATACTCTGCTATTTTTTTCTTTTTTGGTAATCCATTAGCTGAAATAAGTTCCATAACGCCTTTTACTAGTTCATGAATTAATAAAGGAAAAATCATAGCTTGAGCGTTAATTACTGACTTAGAGTTCTTTTTGCTAGGAAATTCAACGTTAACGCTGCCACCAACTGTGCCGTTCTCCATTTTAGGTACGGCAAAATAAAGATAGTCAGCGGCGGCCATTGTTTTAGCGTATTTACTTGGAAGCCTTGGGTCAATAGCAGTTAATTCATCCTCAACCATATAAAACATTTGGTTACATTTTTTAGCCGCTCCTTGAATCATTGCGTTTATAAATCTCCTTTTATATACTTCTTCATTAGCCTCTACGATTTGGTCATGGTTGTCAAACTCATCTTCTGATGAAATAGGCGTTGGGTTTGAAATTGCGGCTTGTATTGTAATATGTGAAGTTAATTCAGCATTAATATCAACTACATCCTCGTCCATGTCATACTCTTCTCTTACCATTTTAATAGCCATCTCAACCAATTCTTTTCTATGTTTATGCTCAATCTCCATGGTAGAGTATACCAATGGAAATAAATTCTTTTTAATTTCAGTCTCATCGATATCTTCAAGCTCGTTAACTCGTTTGTATCTATTAGCAACCTCAGCAAAACGTTCACCCATGATTTTTTCTTCGAATGAATATATATCTCCTTCTGGAAAAATAGGGTGCTCACCAAGAGAGTGTTTATGAGTACTTATCTCTTTTTCTATTTGAGGATGCATTCTCTCTTTTAACCCGTCTGGATATTTAATACCTTCAGATACTAATTTTTTAGATGCTCTTTTTAAGGCTTGTTCAGCTATTTTTTTATAATCAGCCATTTATTTTATTTTTATATAAATTATTCATTAATTTTGGTCGGCAAAGTTAATTCTTTATTCCTTCGCCAAGATTTTTTTTATTATTTAATTTCAAGGCCAGATTTACAATATTCGAACCAACGATATTTTTAAACCTTTCACGGCTTTTTGGGTCAATAGACTGTTGATAAATAGTTCTAATAACTTCTTTATGCTCTTCTGGACTATCTGACATAGCAGATTTGTATAGTTGAGGAGTTAACAAATCCCTTTTTATAAATCCATTATTTTTTCTTATAATATTTAAAATTTTATTTTCTATTTTTGAATTTAAAACGGAAGAGGAATCTTCTGCATCTCCAAGCTCAATTGCACCCTTAGGTATTCCAACTTTATTTTCTTGTCCTTCGGATAAAGTTTCATTTTGTTGAACAGTTGAACCATCGATGTTTGCATGTTCTTTATCTTCTCTTCTTGTGTCATTTAAGATATCTTTTTTATTTTCCTCGATGTTGTAATTTTCTAAAATAAGTTTGCTTAACTCGCTCTTTTTAAAGACCTTTGATTCATTAAATAAGCCTACATCTTGTCCTGTCTGTGTTTTAGATGATTCAGGAGATATTAAATTTTTGAAGTCATTACAAATAAGCTTCATGAATTCTGGCACTGACAGCAATGGCACGCCCATAAAAGTGGAAAAAGCTATAACCATCTTTTTTTGAGCTATTTTATTCAGCTTAATTTTTTGATAAAACTGTTCAGGAATTTCTTTTATTTTATTAATAAAAGTTTTAACCTCTCCATCTAGAGAATTGGTACCGTCGCCTTCATTATCCACTTCGTTGCTCACTTTATTATCAACTGAGTTTATTTCATTATCTTCGATATTATCCTCTGTTATTGTTTCACTTTTTTTTCTGCCTCCAAAAATAGTCTCATTGACAAATTTTTTAAGTTCTTTTTGACTCATAAAAACTTCATCAGGAGTCATGCTTGCTTTTGCAAGTGCTTCAGCAGTTTTAAATTTTCTAAATTTTTTGGTTTTTTTATTTACTAAGAAATATTTGTAGCCAGATAAGGTCTCTATTTCCTTTTTTTTATCTTCTTCTTTAGGCGCATCTTCCATAACAGGTTTTTTAATATCTGTAGTTTTCGGCTTAACTATATTCTTTTCGAAAAAATCCATTGGATGAATAATATTTTCACCGTCATCGTCACTCTCATCAAGAGAAAAAACTGCATTAACTTTTTCTTTAAGCGGACTAAGTGCTCTAACTATTTGATACCTCTTTCCGTTAATAGTAAATGGTTGGGATATATCCCCTGTTTTAGAATCCTTTACATTCGATAAGTATTTATATTTTGAAGTAGTTTCTTCATCGACAACATTGATTGACTTCTTTCCTTGGATTTTATTAATACTTGAATGCACAGAAGTATCTGCTAAGTCTTTCTTATTAAGCGTTATATTTGTCGTATTTTTTTCTTGTGGATCAGTGACTGATGAAGTATTACTAGTTGGTGCAATATCTTCGTTTATTAATTTTTTCATTTTTTTTCTTTATTAAATATCAAACTTAAATCCTTAGCATAAAGTTTATCTTTTACTTCTTTTTTACTGATTCCAAAATGAAAGTGAAGCCTAGAATCAGGATACACCTCATAATCATCCATATTTTCAAACGCAAGAGGGATCACTCCATCAACTGCGTCCCATACTGCAAACGTATCACTATTTTGTATAACATCTAATTTTAAATAAGATGTCAGGACGCCAACAGAGGTTATTAATTCTTCTGTTGGTGGCTCAGGTCTTCCAGAAGCAGGAAACTCATCCCATCCTTCTCCATCTATTTTCTTTATATCTTTTTCATCAGAAAACAGGAATTCGTATACATAATCCTTTTTATAATTTATGCCAACATTATTGACGTATATTAGATATTCTTCCAAGTTTATAAAAGTTTATATTAGTTAATATAGCAATTTAATTCATACATGTTTCCCATGTTATACACTTGAATTTCGAGAGCCTTCTTTTTAACAGGAAGGCCATCCTTAAACAAACCAATGCTGTATTTATTAGTCTCGCCATTCTTTGGCTTAGGATTACCCATAGTTATATCTCGGCTCCATTCATCCTCATCGATTGTGTATCCATTTTTAAGAGCAAAATTTTCAGCTTCTTGAACAGCAGAACTAAATGTATTATGATAAACTTTATAATCATTATTTTTCATTTTGAGTTCATCAACAATTTCTGCTTTTGGCCTAGGTTTAATACCAGGATGAATCTTGGGTTGAAACGGCCTATTTCTTCTAGTGGGCTTAACCTGGGGTTGAACTGATGGTTTTATACTAGGTTTTATTTTAGGCTCTATAGTTGGAGTATCCATATTATCCATAAATGATTCTTGTAATTTAGTTTTGATGATATTTTTGAACTTTGATTCTTCTGAACCTTTAGGAGCAAAAATACTTAATTTTTTTGGTTTAACAAATAAACTATTAGATTCAGCTAGATTACTATCATCGTTAGTATTTACTGGCTCCATGTCATCAAGATTTGGTTCTGAATTATTTACAGGTTTATCTTCTGAGTTATGTGAATCTTCTGACTCAGAATCGCTACCAGATTTTTTAATTTTGTTGATTATATCATCTTGATCCTGCTGATCCATTTCAGAAGTATGGGATGCCGCAACTACTGAATTGATTGCAAATTTTTCTAATTTAAAGTCAGGCTGTGGCTGTCCATCATTATATTTACGTAATGATTGCCCTAATTTACCTGATAATTGCTGAATAAACTTTTTTGGATCAGTACTTTCATCAGCATCTACGCCAGCATCAAACGGAGCCTTTTCAAATGGTTTATCTGATTTAGGCTCTTCGGATGGAGTTGTGTTTATCTCTGGCCCAGCGTTTTGCTGAGGAGCGGCCTGCGGTTGAGTTGGAACTGGATTATTTGCAGGCAGCTTTAATTTATAAGTAGTCTCGTTTATTTTAGAGTGTAAACTTTTTTTTTTGGCTTAACTATACTTTCAATGATACTATCTAAGTCATCAAGAGATCTTCCAATAGAGAGTTTATGCTCTTTGATAGCCTCAGGTACATCGTCTTCTTTTTCTTCTACTGTGATCAGATATTCAACAGCCTGTTGTTC